ACGGAACAGGTAACGGCACTGTGGTTACTGTAGGTATTGAAGCTACTGTGAATGACGCTCCGTTCTCCATTCAGAAGATAGACATTCTTGCTCTGCTGGGCAGATTAATATAACGAGGTAATATAGATGAGTTGGGAAGACATTTTAGCTGGTATAGGAGGTGCTGCTGATTATGGTAGTCAATACCTTTTAACTAAGGAACTTGCTGACCAGCAAAGAGAGGCAGGACAGGCAGCCTTTGAACAAGCGCGTCAGTTAGGTGGTGAACTGACCACGGCTGCTGCTGGCACGTTTAAACCTTTCACTGTGTCCACAGGTCTTGGGCCATCGTTAAGAGTTGGACAGGAAGGTATTACCTATGCTCCTGTAGCACCTGATTCTTATGAAGCACAACAGCAGATGGATGCTAAAGCATTAGCTCGTAGTGGCGCACAACAGTTAGCTGCTGTCACTGGCCCCGGTAAGCTACAGGCAGAACAGTCACGCTTGCAAGGTATGCTTCTTGGTTCTGACATAGGCACAGCACAGCAGGATGTATTTAGCCAGTTACAGGCAATGCGTACGCCTGAGCAAGAACGTCAGAGACTAGCGTTAGAGAATCGTCTATTCCAGCAGGGACGAGAAGGCATACGCACAGCACAGTATGGCGGTACTCCAGAGCAGTTAGCTTTTGAGAAGGCTATACAGGAACAGCAAGCTGCTGACGCACTGATGGCTAGACAACAGGCTTTAACAGAGCAGCAGCAACGAGCAGGTCTTATTTCTGAAGCACTAGGTCAAGGCCGTGCGCAACAGGCACTTCAGGCTGAGTTAGGTCTTGGTGGAGCGCAAGCTGCATTCTTACCACAACAGCAAGCACTTAGTATGTTGGCAGCAGGACAGCCGTTCTCTGACCTTGCTACTAGAGCAGGTCTGCAAGGCATAATAGCAGAAGGCGAGTTAGCAGGAGGAGGTCTTGAAGCACTTATGCGTGGTGAAGGAAGCGCAGCAGCCACCGAACAAGAATTTTTGAAAGGATTGAGAGAAGCTGTTTTTGGTGGTGGTAGTCAAAGCAACTTCACAGCAGGACTAGGAATGCTTGGAGGACTTTTTGGTCTTTCCGATATTAGACTAAAAACTAACATTAAGAAGGTAGGTCAAGTAACTGATGATATTGGTCTTTACACTTGGGACTGGACAGATGAAGGTAAGGATTTAGCTAAAGAGCAGCCTACCATCGGTGTACTAGCACAAGAGGTAATGAAGTCGCTACCTGAAGCAGTTACTAAAGGTATTGATGGGTTCTTTAGAGTTAATTACAACACAGTTTTACAGGCAGGTAATCAATAATGGCTATCAACATTGATTTAGCAACAGCTTTAGACCCTCTTTTTAGTCTAAGAGGTGTTACTACGCAAAGACAACAACCAACTGCTAGAACGACACAGCAGGGTGGTATGCTTGACCCATTATCAACACCTGCTGCGCCTATGACCGTTGCCGAGCAAAATAGAGCAAACATTGGCAGTGTGCTAGGGCGTGATGCTAGACCTTCCAGAATTGTTGCTCAAGAAAGGGCAGCTAAACAAGGTGTGGATATAAATACACCACAGGGTCTTATGCAAGCTGCTCAGATTTATGACCAATTAGGAGATTCTGCTAAAAGCAATTATTATCGTACTCTATCTCTTAAACTAGCACAAACACAAAAAGAAGCGCAGCAGAAAACAGAGGAAACTAATGTAAGGATTACTAACTTACAAAATAGCATAGTTAATCAAGCTGCTGCTGCTGGTTTACCCGAATTAGGAGAAGCTGCGAAATACATTACTGACCCTAAAGAATTACAAGATATAGCTTTAAAAATACCTGAACTTTCTAAAAACGATTGGAAGTCTTTTGGTGGAGGGAGTACCCTTCTTTATAGAAATAAAGGAGACGAGCTGCAAATTACCGATGCTGCTGGAGATAGTAAAGCTCCTAGAGTAACTGCTAGTGAAATATTTGATAATTATCTAGGGAAAGCTGACGCAGATGAATTTAACCAAGCTAGAGTAAATGTAGTCGGTCTTATCCAAGATAAATTAAATCAAGTTCGTGAAAATGACGTAACAGGTGTAATTACTCAGGACGAGTTACAACAAATAATGAAGGAGAACTTAGCTCCAGATACAACTGTTGATGGCGCAAGACAAATGAGAATCTTCTCTCCAAGAGAGCAAAAAGATGTTTGGGTTGAGCGTTACACTGAAGGTAGTACAGCTTACCAAAACTTGAGGTCAGCTGCACAGGCTAATATAAGTTTAGTACAGTCTAAATTAAGAGATTACGGAAACACATTAAGACAGGCGAAACGGGCTTTAGAACAAGTTCAGCAAGGTAAAGATGCTGCTGGATTCTTTGGTTACTTTATTTCTGCTGTACCGGGAACAGATCCATTTGAGTTTAATGAGCTTATTAGAACTATTAAAGCTAATATTGGATTTGACACTCTCCAGCAAATGCGTGACAACAGTCCTACAGGGGGCGCATTAGGTCAGGTAAGTAATCAAGAAATAGGTTTCTTGCAATCTGCTTTAGCTAGTCTGAGACCGGGTATAAGTCAAGAAGACTACATAGAAAATCTAGGTATTGTTATTGACAAATATCAAGACATAATGGAAAAACTACAAGAAAAACCAAATTACAACGTTTATGATGAAATGGACTCACTAGCTGGTTTTCATAATGAATATCAAACTTCTGTTTACGGTAGTGCGTACCCACGTACAGTTGCGGGAGGCGCGCCTATACCAGTAGAACCACAGCCACTGCCCGATGAGCAAAATATTGTTGATGATATTCTGGGGAGTAACCCTTAATGGCTACTTTACAAGAAATAAGAGAAAAATATTACTCTGACTCTATTTTAGATGATGACCAGCTGGCTGCAAAAATATACACAAGAGAGTTCCTAGATAAAGGTAATAAAACTTCATTTTTTGAATTTGCCGATAAACTTGGTTTAGATTCCGGCACAAAAGCAAAGGCTTTCTACTCAGTTTATGAAGAAAGGATGCAGCCTGAAGGTATTGACCTTAAACAGTTAGTTGGACGTTTTCCCGCTGAAGACAGAGAGTTTACAGGAAATATTTTGTGGACTAAATATACGAAAGACAATCAGGGGCGAGAATCTCGAATCCCGTTAGGTCTTTATGCTGATGAGTTAGGTTTAAGTGCTGAACAATTTTCTACTTTGTTGGAGAAAGCTGAGAAAGAAGGCGTAAACATCACTGCTATGGGTAAAGCAGAGGAGGAGGCTGAACAATCTGGAGGCCGCCCTGATTTACCTTATAGCCAAAGACCACAGTTGCGTACTGATGATGTAGACAGGACACCTATAAGACAGAGAGTAACCAGTTTGTTGCGTAGCTTTCAGGACAGATTGCTTGGAGGTTTTGGCGCGGATGCACAAGCGTTTATTCAGACTGGATTAGATAGGTTACTAGATACTGACCGTGCTACAGACGATTCTATATTAGAAGCTATCAACCAGTTAGGCCAAGAGGGCCAGCAGTTCTCAGGAAATGATATTAGGCAAAGAGCTGTCGAAATTACGTCTGATAAAACATTTGCAGAAGAGTCAGAAGAAAGAAGGCGAGAATACTTACAGGACATCAAGGAGTACAGAGAAGACATAGGTTTCGTAGATAACGTAATACAAGAACTTGCTTTTAACCCTCTAGCACGTTTAGGTGCAGGAAAAGATAAACTAAAGCAATTAGGAGGAGCCGTTGTTTATGGAGCAGCTCAAGGTCTTGGGCAGTCTGAAGAGGATAGATTAAAGAACGCTGGAACAACAGCAGGAATCACCGCTGTGTTGACTGCGGGTTTACCCCTATTTACAAAGCCTCTAAGTGTTGCGATGGAGTCTATAACTAGGTCGGCTTTATTTAGAAGAGTCGCTTCTAACATAAAAGAAATAGTTAATAATGACCCCAATATTACAGAAAAACAGCTAAGGAGCTATTTATATGGCTGGTTAGATGATGTAAAAGAGCAAGCTGGGGGTGTAAAACTTAATAAAGGTGTTGTAGATGCTCTAAGCAAAGAACTAGATGCACTGTGGGCAGGAAGAACTCCGGCAAAAAAAGAAGCAGTACAGCAGTTAGAAAAAATAAGACCAAAGAAAACAAATGTAAGCGTTTTAGAAGACGAGCTAAATTCTGTCGTAAACAATAATAAACTTGCCACAAGAACTGCCACAAAGCAAGAACTAGGTATCCCCTTAACCGCAGGAGAAATAGAGGGGGCTAAGGCGAAAATTAGATATATAACTAATTCTTTAGAAAAAGAGGCTGCTGAATTTGGCTTTACAAAGAAGGAAGTTAGAGATGCTGTGGCAAAATTAAATGAAACTGGTGATTTTTCTTTTGCTCCTCATATAAGTGGTAAAGATATTGCGCTTATTAAAAAGAAACTGTTTAGACAAAGTTTTCAAAATGAACTTAATCTTGGAGACATTATAAAACTCAGGCAAAATCTTCCTGAATTTAAAACAGCACAATCAGATGTCGCTAAACAATCTATTGATGCTATAGACAACTGGCTTGATAATTTAACGCCTGAACAGATTACAGGGCAATTTTTAAGAAAAACTATTCGTGAATATCGAGCTGTAAATAAGGCCTATGCAAGATTATCAAGAAGTAATACTGTCTTAAACGCTATTTCTGAGAGCAAAGGCGATGCTTTAGCATTAAAAAGTAGATTACAGCAATTATTAAAAGATGCAAAACTACATGGTTTTACAAAGCAAGAAATAACCGCCATTCAAGATTTAAGCAAAATGAGTCCGCTAGGCTTGTCTGTTATGAGTTTTGGAGCAGCTATCAAAGAAGGAAGCTCAAAAGTGTGGTCTTTATTGCAAGCAACATCCATTCTTACGAAAGGTGGAATGAGAATATCTCCTCTGAACATAGGAGGAGTTCTTACGGGATTAGGTTATGGCGTAGGTGGCCTAATTAAATACATAGGAAACCTTGTTACAAATGCTGGTATGACACAGAGAGCTAATATGTATGCACGTTTGATGCGCAGCGGTCAGATAGAAAACTTTAGAGCTTTTATTCCAGACACAGTGGCTACACTAGAAAATGCTTGGAGGATGTCGCGTCCAGCGGTCGTACAGGCGCAGAATGAGATGGAAGCGCAAGAGAACGTTCAGGGAATGTTAGGACTATAAATGAAAAACCGCCTAGCTAGACGAGGACTAACTTATCTAACTAGACGGCCTTCATGAAACAAGTAATTCAACAACGAAAATAAAAACAAGAAATGTTAATATTAAGGTTATTGTGTCCTAAATGGACAGTATCAATACTATAGACTATTAATCAGTTTGTCAAGATACCAACGGCATTTTTCTAAGTCTTGTTTTGTCTTACCTTTATACATACACCGCCACGCATACTTAATCATATTACCACGTAGATAACCACGGAATTCCTCACCGCTTAGTGTCGAGCTAATAGCTTCGATACACTCGACAGCTCCGGTATTGTAATGTACTGGACTGTCGACTTCTTTATCAGAATCAGGCACTACTTCTCTATACAGAGCCTCATCCTTCTCTTCTCTCTGCTTCTTAGCTACCTCTGCCCACTCTTCCGGTGTGGCATCATCTATGCTATCTTTAATGATAGTCCAGCTTGCATTCGGATGTAGGTTAGGACAGTCTCCCACCAGTTTAATCATCCACTGCTTACCTAAGTCGTTCGTAATCACAGCATCTCTGTCACCTTTAGTTAGCACTGTGTACTCTTTGCCACTCGTCAGGCAACCTGCTGCTACTTTATCTGATTTAACTTTCATCGTTCACCCCTTAGATACGCACTTGAGGCGTACTTCATTTTAAGAAAGTTTAATGATACTGGCATGAAGTCAAAACTGCCATCATTTACTTCGTTAAACATCCAAATACCTGACCATGAGCCATTGGTCTGTGGGGTCAAATAGTCCTCATCGTGTTGGTAGAAGATACCTGCAAAGATACCTGTGACAGCCTTACCATCAGCTCTCTTACCGAATGCTATATCTCTGTCCTGCACATGACCCTGCACACATGACATCATCTTCTTCTGTAGAAGCAATTTGGCGTTTGTAACAGGACGGCCCATAACGCCACTGGTAAAATAATGGCTATAAACAATACCATCAACAATGACTGGCTCAAGAAAGTCATAAACTTCCCAGCCCATAACCCGCAATAGTAGGGAATCATAGCTAACTAAGCCCTCCAGTTTAGCGTCTGACTCCACAGCTCGCTCGATTCTATGTTCGTGATTGCCCAAACAAAAGACAAAGCGTGGTCGCCATTGTTTATGCTTGTTTTTCTTCAAACGCTTCTGTTCTTTGCGTATAGGGCGCAAAAAAGCGTGCATAGCGTCTATTCCTGCCTGTATGTCGTCAGTATATCGTCTACCCTCAAAGCTCTTCTTGCCCACATCGTAGGTTGACAGGGACGGCATATCCCAGTGGTCGCCCAGATGCACAATAACGTCTGGCTTCTTCTCAGCAGCATACTTTCCGGCCCACTCCAGATGGTCTATCGGATGTCCCGGCTTAACTTGTGTGTCAGGTATTATTAGATGCTTCATAACAAGCTCCCAAAGTCTTCCATATCGTACAGATTTTTGTACTGTAATGAACGTAAAGGCTCGGTAACTGCTGTGCCTCCGTAATTAAGTGTCTGGCCTGAATCTTTGTAAATCAGCTCTGGGTGGCTCAAGAACTCCTTAGACGGTATCCAGCCTATCAGCTCCACAGAAGGGGCTTTCTTATTTATGTGGCAAAAGACGTAAATATCTGTTACTTTTCTATCTATTGAGTAAGCAGGGATATTGAAGTCATAATAATCTCTGGGGTCAGTATTACGAACAGTAGTCTTCACATCTACCCTGAAGTCATAATCACCAGACACGAGAAAGTCATACTCGTATGTGTCGTCCCAGCTATAACTGTAATCATTCTCATCCAGAAACGCCTTAAACTCCTCTTCCCCCTTCCGGCCCCATTTCAGCATATCGGGGCGTATGCTACGCTTTGACAGCTTACTCATAGTAACCACCAGTAAAACAGTAGAAAAGCAGACACAGAGATAGCAGCACTACTTAACACTCCAACTAAAGGGAATAGTATGTTCTGTGAAGTATCTAAATCCGTTCTTCTCTGCCCACTCACCATGTGTGAATTTTGTTCCATCTCTACGTTTCCTTGCTCCCGGCATCGGGGTTTTGGGGTTGTAAAATACAAAAACAAGTTCGTCATGCTTACCTAGTCCCGCTGCAATATCCACATACTTACGAGCCTCTAGCCTGTCTCTAAAACGGCCCTTAGTC